TATTCCATAAATTAAAATTTTATGCCAATATCAATACAAGGTTCCCATCGTAATATATCTGTTCTTACCCCTAAAGTAAACCGATTTGTAGTATAGGTAGTTATACCAAGTTCAAATGACCAGGGATTAAATATTCTAGAATCCAGATAATTATTATTACAGGTAGAATTACCTATAGAATGATAATTAATGGCTGTAGTAAAAAAGAATTTATTTCCATATAAAATATTCTCAGGAACATAACGAAACATTGGTAACATAATACCAAGAGAAGACTTAACATGATGGATCAGACAATGTTGGCTATATAATCCCCCGTTACCATAAGAAACAGATCCATATACCCCTATTCCCTGAAAATGGTAGTTACCACGTATACCTACACCAAGATCAGCTGGTTGAAATGAAGTATAAATTGCACCTTTTTGTCCTGAGACTAAAAGTAAATTACTGAATAGCAGTAGAAAGATTATGATTTTTTTCATGTGAATTGGGAGTATAAAGATTAAAGTGTTTTTGAAAAGTGGTTGAGTCCAGGGTAGTATATTTTAATACATTATCCAGGAATACACCAACAGGGTTTAAAGTAAAAGACTCCGGTACCAGAGTAATTACCTTACCTTTAGAATGTTTTGAATTCATTCTTCCCTCTGCTTTATATCTGCCTACTTTTTTAACAAAACAATCAGTCTTACTGCATAGAGAAGCCCCTAGTGATAAAATATTTCTTTTAAATATTCTACCTTTAGTAGTAAACATGCCGGAGACAGTAAATCTTCTACCATCTACAGTTTTACCATGATAAAATAATACATTATCCATAAAATTTAATTTTTAATTATTCAATATTATAAGTTATGCCGTTGTCTTCACACATTTCATAAATATCAATATCAAAATTTTTACCTATACTGTTAAGTACTCTTGCATCCAATTTATTGAATGAATGTAGATCAAATAGTATTTCAACTATAGCCTGTTTAATCTGTTCTTTTGTCATAATAGTTTAGTTAAAGTTTCTACTGCATTCCACTCTCCAAGGAGTTCTACAAGATCACTAAAATCTTTTACTCCAAACTTTTCAGGGATAAAAATGGGACTGAGATTATACATTTTCTGATACTGTTTAGCTAATTCTATTCCTTGCTGATCGTGTACTCCATTATCAAATAAAGTTACCACTTTAGTAAATCTATTTTTGTATTCATCAATAACTGTATCTTTAATGAAACAGGTCTCAGATTGTATTCCCACTGCCGGTATAGGAATGGCAGGGGCATCATATAAAGACATTACATCTTTTAAGGATTTGGTAATGATAAGTAAATCCCCTGTTAAAGGCAATTGCATATACCCCTGATGTACACCATAAGGATTATTATTTCTCCACTTGGCAAGTTTATTAGCATTAGGACGATATATCTTATAGGTAAGAACATTATCCTTGTATTCAAGATATGCAAATGCCAAGTCTGGTGTTTCAACATAATAACCATTATGATAATATCCGGATATGGGATAGACGTTATACAGTCTCAAGGTAGGCAATGTTATTGCATATTTAGCCCAGTACAATGTTTCTTTATCTTCCCAGTCTTTAGCTACAACAGCAATATTACAGGACTCTTTACTTTTGTGAAGTTCTCTCTTGGAAGCTTTTCTTATTTCACCACTTTTAAAATTCATGTCCTTAGCAATTTGATCAAGAGCTTTTTGATAAGTACTTATACCAAGAAGTTCCTGAACCAATTTAACAAAATCGCCTCTTTTACCAGCAAAGTCTTTAAATAATAGACAGTTATATCTCTTAGAATGAAATACATTAAAACTTGGAGTATCATCTCCTGCACGAATAGGAGACTTCATAGGTACTCCCAGATCAAAGTCCCCTATATAATGCTTAAAAATCTCTTCCTCAGAAAATTTCTTAAGAAGAGACTCTTTGGTTATCCTTTCCTCGGGAAGGTATCCAGGACTGTTTAAGTCTATCATATCTTTAAAGTTTTCCAGCCATTCTCGGGGTCGTTTAACTTTATGATACCAGCTGCCACAGCTACTTTGAACATTTCAAAGTCAGGATCTGCACATGAGCATTTATGAGTATGCCCACAATAGCAAATTTTCTCTCCATATTTATCTTTAGACTTCTTCCTAAGTAAAAGCCATGCAAGATACTCAGGGTCATTTAAGTTAATCATACCAACAGTATAAAAATCCTTGTTGTGTATCAACTGAGAAGTCATCTGCATCTCTACAAAGATTAGTAAAGTCTACTGCTAACTCAGTAGTCAAATGACCCATATATTCCAAACCTTCTATGGAAACTCTATAATCATCTCTCTCAGGACTAACAACATACCCATGAAATCCAATAGATAAATGAGAATACTTCTTTGCAAACTCATAAAATTCCTTAATAGAAGGAGAATCGTTTTGACAATCTTCAGGATCTGCAAAATTTCTTCTTAACAATTCCCCTAGTTTTTTAACAGTAAGACCAGTAAAAGATGCAACTCCACCAAGATATTCTGGTGTCTTATCTCCAAATATTATCTGGTCCCTTCTTAGATGGTTCTTATTTAACTTTTTTACATTTTTCATATTCCCAGGTTTATCATAGAATAATTATAACTGTCATGATATTTTTTCATATGTCCTATTAAGGATTGTCTGGCACTGTCATATCTCTCATCAAATACGTAAACTTTCCTTATCATAGACAACTGGTTACGGCATTTATATTCTGGTACATAATCATAGTGAGGATCAGGAACTATACTTATACTTACTCCACTGATAGGATCTGTATAGGTTATGAATTTAGTTCCGTTAGGCAGTATATTACCAATCATAGGTTTAGGTACAGAGTACCCATCTAGCCTAGGTTTGGAGATTAACAGCTTCGGAGTTACTACTATAGCAGCGGCTCCAATAACTAACGATTTAAAGAATTTTCTTCTGTTCATCATTATACCATTTTATAAATTCAACACAGGCTCTCCAGACAGCTAGAATTTTAGTATCTTCTTTTCCTCTAGCCACACAAGTATATTGATAACCCATAGTACCAATCTCACACTCCTTGTCAATAATTGATATTTCATATCCAGTATCAATCTTTTCAATTTTCTCTACAAGAGGCATTAACCATTCCCAGTTTCTATGCCATTGAAGAGCATATTCAAATTCGCCAGCATAATCAGGGTTAAGGAAGTTAGCAATTAATCTATTACCATCTTTTATAACATTATCTTCCATTGTTAATATTTTTTGGAAATTGACTACGATAGTCTTTTATAAGTTGAATTATACTAGCTTTAGATAATGTTATACGAGCTCCTTTGTAAAAACCTGTTTTAATGGTAGTTCTATCATTATATAGTTCTTCAGCAGATTTCATTTCTTTATGTTTTTACGATGGAGATAACTTGCAATAAGCCAGAAGATACACCAAGCTACAAATAAGCCTACCAAAATAAACGTGGGCACCTTAACGCTTAGTCCTAAAAACTTACAAGCCACAGCCGCACCAAAGGGCATAGCCAACAGAATAAACAGAATCCATTTATAGGATTGGAACTCTAAAATCAAATAATCATACCATTTCATCTTGTCTGTGTTTAGCGGTTATAATTCACCTTGTTTTTTAATCCAATAATAGCAATTCATAAAACCATTAGTATAAGCGGCTTCCTGCAAATCTTTCCTATTCATTAATTTGCTTTGTAACTCTTCAGGATAAGAATACATTTCTATATCCTTATTACATTTATCAACCACCATTTTCATTGTTGGTATCAACTCCTCACGCAGATTAATCTCTGGCTCGGCTTTCTGTAAAGCGTATTGGTATCCATCATAAAAGCCATATTGATAGACTCGCTCATCACCAGGATAAAATTCTGATTTCTCAATCATGTGCAATCTTACACTATCAGGCCAATTCTTATTTTCCATAGCTTCTATTGTTTAGATTGTGATTTAATATAGTCGTCAACTTCATCATCATAAATTCCATATCCCTCTTTTCGTAAATAATGATTGAATTTAATTAATTCCTCTCTCAGGTCACTCGGTTGCTCTGCGGATTGTACAGGAATGAGATACCAGTCAATATTTTCTAAAATCCAAATCTCATCATAAGTATTATCTTCATAACTACATTTATGATAAGATTTATAATAGAATAAAATTCCTAAATAACCTTCTTTAAAATGGCAAAAAAATACATCATCTTTTTTCGGCAAATTCTCTTCCTTGCCGTCAATGTAAACCTTTTTGAATAATTCGCTCATTTTCCCCTCCTTTCCAGTTCTGCACGATACCAATCTGCACCACTGACAAATATATCACTATAGCCTTCAATAAATTGTTGCCGAGATTCTTTCTTTATCTCCTCGTCCGAAATTACGAACTGGCTGTGATAGGCTTGCATGGCATCAATAATCCAGTCTTTTAGCATCTTATCAGATTTACAAGCAACAGGATAAGTATTAATGAAAGTCCATAAACTCTCATTCATATTATCTTCCAAGATTTCTTCAGCACTCTTAATCTCTTCCATTGTCGTATTATTACTTATTATTCACAATTAATTCTTCTCCTGTTATTGCAAAATAAAGATTCTGCAGCTGATGAACATATTGAATTACCGTATTAGTTTCATACTCCATACAATTAACGTATAAACAATTAACGTATAAATACCATCCGGCAACTTTAGTCCATTCATCTTTAGGTTGATATTTAAGTGAATACCAATCATCAAGATCAAATGTATGATCATCAAGTATACTTTTTAGTAATCCAAACTTCAATAGCCATTCTTCAGTGAGGGGAATACCACTTGGTAATAATCTTTCACTTGCTGTCCAATTATGAATTATCCCCAAATCATGAATTGTTACATTAAAAATAGAACCATCAAGTCGCTGTAATGCATTTCCAATTCTCAATTCTGTTGCTTTCATCTCTTATTATCATTAATTATTATCAAATCACCTCCACGTTCACCAAATACCGGATGATTTTCAGGAAAGCAATGATATTCTTTTGAAAGAATCTTAATATTCACAACTTCTCTATCACTAGAAAACCACCATTCAGCTTTATTAAGTAACCTTTCGAGTTCGTCTTTAGCATCGCTTGGAGTGTTCGCTAAAACATAAAAATCACATCCTTTTTTAATTGTCAATAAATAAAGTGTTTTCATCTCTTATCATTATTAATTAATTCTTTTGCGGGGGATACTTCTTTTCCTTCGAGTTTGCCGAAGGCTTTATCCACGTAAACAGAGAGGTCTTTCCAATCATCTCGTCCGTAGCGTCCACTATCTTTAAATCGGGAAAGAGTTTCTCTATATTGTCCTTCTCCGAATAAGCTAACGTCTGCTTTATGGCTTTCGTTTCAGGTTCCATTATTGTTAATTAGGTCTTTAAATTTTATTAAAGATAAAATCATGGGAGAACCTGTATTAGAATTAACATATTCTATAGACTTCTCCCATTCTATATAAGGATTTAATTTATCCATAACACGAGATTGATCACACTCCAGTAAATCTACAACATATTGAGTCTTTCTTATTGTATCCTGTATTAATTTTATAAATTCATAAACTTCTGCAGGGGAAAAATGTTTTATTGCTCCTGCATGACCTAATGATGCAGTTTGACAATTACTAAATGGAGATACGTTTAGAATAATTATAGTACCAGAATTATCTCTTATCTCATGTACTTTTGGATATTCATTTAAGATACATTTTATTTCCATGAATTATATTTTTATAAGTTTTAACGCCTCTTGTAAACTAAGCTCAAGTGCTTTTTCATATGAAATAGACATATAATCATTATGATTTATTGGTGTTTTATCTTCTTCAATAATATAATCCCACATATTACCATGTTTCACTATTTGAATATGTATTCCATATATTTCCCTTAACCATTTTTGAAGTAGTGATTGAGTAGGGGCACTAATATATCCTTCGTTTAGTCCAGAGTACATAAAACCGTAGTTGCTATAGTATACATGATTACTTTTTTTATCATAAAGGGATGCTTCATGACCAAATCTGGGAATGATATCAAATCCTTTTTCTTTAGCTAATTTAGCTGTCTCAAATGAGATTAATTGATCTATCATAATTACTTTCTTTTAGGTTGTATAATACCAGTAGGTCTATCTTTCTTAATTACTAAGAAATTTAAAGGTTTACCATCCTCTAAAGGACAATTAATAGGAAATTTTGTAGGATTGTCACAAAGTAGAGTCCCGTCTGTTCTTGGATGTCTACAGTGTGTATCCCTCCAGTTAGGTTCCTGATCAGTATAACCACATTCACAAGGATCATTTATTAGTTTCACTTGGATACCAATTAATATATAAAAATAGTCTAAATCCAAAAACTCCTCTAAGGAGTCCTACTACAAGCATTCTATTTACTACTTTTTTATGGTAGTAATGAATATATAAGATATCTTTTAACAATTTCATTAGAATAGTATTGATGATGGTTTATCCCAACTCGTGTAAAGATGACCGTCTTGATGGTATATCAATGACCGTATATCCTCAGAATTATTAGACTCCTGAATACAATAAGACATGGTAGTAACTGCAATTCCTGCACAATCATAAACATTGACGCCAAATGGTAAACTTCTTACAAGATTCTTAGGTTCATTATTTCTGTGAAAATAATTTAGAAAAGAACTGATTTTTTCATGGTTAACACTTGTATAAATCCAGGATGACGTTTCTTTAGATAATGAATTAGACGGTATAGTAGCTATTCTAAATGTAATTTGTTTTATTCCATAAAACTTACAGTATTTTAGCAGAGTATCTGCATCTAAAGTCCAGAGATTAGTTAATACTATTGTAAGCCTGATATTAATTTCCAATTCATTACAATGATAGTATATATCTTCAAACTTGTTAATATCTTCTTTTGTGTCTATAGATATGGCTATAGTATTGATTCCGTGATCGTAAAGATTATCTATTATAGACTCATCTAAAAGAGTACCATTAGTTTGTAATTCAAGGGGAAATTCTCTAAACCAACGACTACAATAATTAATAGTAGCTAGATTATTTAATGGCTCTCCTTTAGAAGTTATAAGTACACTATTAACCGAAGCTAGTTCTGCTAATTTAACAGCCTTATTTAAATTCCTATAAAAAAGTTTATCATTAGCTTTAGGAGCCCAGGTCATTTTAGAAATGCAGTATGGACAATCTTTAGTACATTTTGCATCTATACAAATGGTTAGATTGTTTGCTTTCATATTACCATATTTTAGATTCAACTATCTCTAGGTCTTCCTCATCCTTGCTAATACTGTATGCCCATCCAGGTTTCGTATGAAAACCATTTGGTTCGTATTCCTCAAGATATTCATTCTCAGAATAATTTAACCTTAAGACATTTTTAAAATAATCATCTCTTAGTTCTTTAGTAGAAAAATATTTCTTATGACTAGAGTTTAAATCTCCAGAGTCCCAAGACTCATCTATTGTTGTAAATACATGTATTTTCATATTTAACCTTTAATTACTGCCAATGGTTTTAACTCAACTAAAATCTTAACAAGGTCAGCCTTCTATATCTTCCAACCAAAGTTTAATTGGTAGTTTTTCAGTTGAGATTACTTTATTCATTAATCTAATATATAAAGATTTGCAGTTTCAGAATAACATCCATTAGATGTACCAAGCCATTTTATAGTAACATATCCTTTAGTAGTAGCAAGCTTATAGAAAGTCCAGGTAAAGCTATCATATTCAGATATATCCTTTCCAAATTTATCATCCGAATTAGTTGTTTCCTCAGCACTGATAATAGGAGTATTCAGAAGATCGTTGAGATCACCTTCTATATCATCAATACTAACGCTTTCACAACAATCTTGACTGTGAAACATTTCGTATCTCATATTATTAGATAAGATAAATATAAGCTTATCACAATCATTTCCATCTTCCTCTTTAAGTAAGGAAATACTTTTAAGAATTTTTCCTTTAAGTTGATTAAAATCTACTATTTTCATATTTTAAAAGTTTTAATTAGTGTGCAGGGAAGGATTCGAACCTCCACGACATCTTTTTCACTGTCTCGGCCAGGGACTATTCCCACGCTTAAGATTCCCATTATCAGCCTGCACGTAAAGGAGCCTATTTCTAGGCTCCATGATTTGTTACGAGTTCATCCAGTCAAGATTTCCTGGATTACCTCCTTTAGTTACATCACTGATCAATTCTGAAGCTGCTGTTGCTTCAGGTAATGGTTTTCTCTCAGTATTATCAGTTCTGTCTAATGCCAACTTGTTTTCTGCTGACATAGGCTGGATAAAACTTCCAAAAGATTTGAATCCAAGATAAGATTCTTTTCTCTTAGTGGTACCATAAGCAATAGCTACTCTCCAGGCACCTTTAGAAAGTGCAGGAGCTACCATTTTCATAACTCCATCAAGAACTTCAACTGGATTACTCCAGACTGGGAACTTAATATCATCACCAAATACTCCACGGGCAAGCAGGATCAATCTCTGAGCCTGATAATTCTTAAATCCCTTCTCTTCGGCATCTTTGTGATAATAGAATCCTTCATTTACTTCAGCACCTTGTGAATCAGTTGCGATCAACTTATACACAGGTTTTTTATCATCGGTGTCAGAGGATGCTTTTTTTTCAATCCTAATTTTAACATTCTCAACCACTCCTGCAATCCCATCGTTAAATACTTTAAATTCTTTAACGAAATCTTCACTTTTGTTTAAATTAATTTCTGACATAATTATTTACTATTTACTTGTTTCATACTCATCAATGCACTTCACTACAATTCCTAAATCATTGGGGATATATAAATCCTTAAACATACCATATGGACTCTTGGCAGGATACTCATTGTCACGGTTTGTAACAAATTGATAGGTTGTTTTCTTATCAGTATCATTCCAGGTACATTTAGTATATAAAAGGACTGTAAACAATCCCGGCAGCTCTATTTTTTCATCTAGAAACCTACCTATGGTCTTTATCTTCTTGGTAGCTACAAAGCCTACTTCTACATCCTCAGAATGAGCAAGGATGAAAGTCTTTATATTATCACGAAGCCTACGACCAGTGTTTAAAACTTGCATTGTATGCATTGCAATTTCACTAAATTTGTCAAATCCTTTTACCATAGCTTTTTCTACAAATTCAAAAGCCAGGAGATATTGAAAATCGTCTATGACAATATTAGTAATCTCCGGACGATTCTCACTTACAAAACTCATGATCTTGCAAATAGCAGTTGGATCTTCTGTATTCTTATAATTTCCACCACTAGGGCCAAACGGGAGATATATATTTCTCCAGCCACGTAATGGAAATGGTTTCCCTGATACATTGATCACAAAAGTCTTTGCAGGATCTAAACCAGTAATTCCCAAGGCTGGCTCTGGAAAAAACGATGTACTCTTTCCTGTCCCAGCACTCCCCACAATTCCAACTAATGTACTGTTCATTAAATCTGCGACTTTATTATATGTTCATAATTGTTATAATCAAATTCTGTCATTGTCCGAGGGAATTCGGCAAAGTAAGAACTTGATCCTAAAAAGAATAATTGTATACCGGCATTACTTATGCCATTTCGGTTTAAGTTGATCATAAATTCCCTATGATTCTCACCAATTCTTGTTAAATCTACATCCTCATACTTTTCTATATTATATCGTTTAGGATAGAATAAACTTACCATGAGATCTACATCTCTGGCAGTATATTTATTATCCGCCAATCCTTCACTATCTGGTTTGATCTTATCTATAATCGTATCACCACGATAATTAAACTGGGCACGAGAGGAATCTGCCGATTGTTGCTGGACTATAGTTGGGATATATTTCCAACGATCCCTCATCTCAAGACAATACTCACTGCTATACTTCAGAATAGTCTGATGGAGAGTCTCTCCAGGAGCTGTCTGAAGTAAGCCAATATGATCCACTATCACAATTACATACTCATTAGGTTTGGTTGGGATATACTTATCCCTTACATTATCCCTGGGAGTATATGTACCGTCCAGATTCTGCCAATTTATAGTCTTATATGTATATTTCCCATTACTGGGATGTTCAGCATACGACTTTATTAAATGGAATATAGAATTAGGACTGCGAATAGTGTCATAATAGACGACCATGGATTCAAAGCTTTTAAACCAGGATGCAAAGGCATCACTTTTAAGAATAGCTTCAATTTTATCATCCAGGATATAACCACCAAATATAGATGCCAGCTTTTGAGGGCTGATTACAATCTGATAGTCAGTAAACAGTTTATAACATATAGCAGCTTTGATCTTAGTACTCTTTGAAACTTCCAAAGAGAAGTAGAAGATCTTTAATGTTATACTTGTTCCTGGATTTCTTAGAATCCACTCAATAGGTTGATACACATAAAGGAAGTCTGTCAATTGGGACTTCCCTGCCTTCGGAGAGGCTGATATAAGATTATACCTGCTCTTCTCAATTCCAGGCAGAACACCAGATAATCTGGGTAAAGACCAAGGGATTGCAATTACATCCCCACTAATTCTGCGTTCTTTATTACTGCTTAGTTCTCCTAATACATCTTCATATAGCATATTATCCCCTCTAATCAACTTCACAAAGATACTATAAATAATGCTAACTTTCTAGTCTTTTTTGAAAAATTTTTAAATAGTTTATTGCACTTCTTAATAATTCTACATTATCTTTAAATAATCCCAATCCTAAATTACAAGGTTGGCATAATAATCCTCTGATAAGTCCGGTAGTATGGTCATGATCTATTGCTAACATCTTATGACATTGTTCAATAGGTATACCACAAATTTTACACTTACCATTTTGTTTGGATAAAAATTCATTATATTCTCTAAGTGTTACACCAAACTTAGCAAATAAATAACAACTCTTTTTCCAGTCTTTAGTTCCAGTAAGATATCCTTCATGTCTACGTTTTTTTAATGGATATTTTTTTCTTCTACCTTTAATCTGATAGATAGATAGGCATTTCTTACATCTAGTACTATGACCTCCTTTATTAGTAGGAGCTTTTGGAAACTCAGATAATTCTAATTCTAGACCACAATCTCTACATATCTTTTTCATACTTAAATATATTACTATTTAAGTACAAAGATACATATTAAAATTGATGAATCCAAAACTTTTTTACAATTTAATATAATTATTTCCTGAACTTCTTTTGTCTGGAATATCGTCCCATTTCTCCCAAGTTGCCTGACGCAACCACGTATCAATACCCTGAAGATAAGCAAGAGAACCATCAGATTTTCTATGATCAAGCTCACGTTTCAGGTTATCTATAATTTTCCTCTGAAGATAAGGTTTATCTTTTGTAACCCTATCCCAGATACCACGAGTAACTTTAGCAGACACCCCATTAATATCCCCGGTAGATACAGGTCTAAAACCCTGTTCAGTTGGGACTTTAGCTGGAAATGTCTTATAAAATTCCTCAAACAGATCATCACCTTTGAATACTTTTTCACCAGCAGGACCAAGGACATATTTTTCCGTATGATTAACATTGTCCACCTCAATTCCTATAAAGCCATCTCTTAAAAGACGCTCAAAGAATCTTGGGTCAGGATCATATGGAAATGATTCTCCTTTAGCCTCATGTTGAAATTTCATCAAAGTCAAATACTCATTCAAATTTAATTTGAGTTTCCTAATCTCAATAATGTTTAATGTAATAAATATTGCTACCATTGTTAACATTAAAAATAGGGCTGCACCTATAGTAATTTAAACTCCCCTCCAACAACATCCTCTTCGGCAATATCTTTGTTATCTAATATAGTTTCAAGTTCAAGATTACTTATAAAGTTATCATAATTAGACTCTGTAATTGATTCAAATATTCTTTTATTGAATTTTTTACCATCTATTTCTATAGTCTCTTCAACAATAGAAGATTTTTGTATTACAGTAGGCATATCATTAAGGATAGTATGAATTTTACCTATATTTTTAAAGCATTCAAACTGTCCTTCCGGTATATCTATATATATAATAGATTTAATGGGATGAGCATAACAAATTTCAAGACTGCCTCCCTTATATAAAAGTTCTTCAAAATCAAGGGATTTTATGTTTTCTCCTATTTCCTCATCTATAAAAAATCCTTTCTGAATAGCTTTATTAATAAGGTTATTACACATCTGAGCTGAAAAAAGCTTAAGATTCACTATCTTTTTTTGTGATTCATCAAGGTAAATATCAGTAATAAATTGTTTAGCAACCAACAGACCATTACTATCCAAGTTTATTATATCATTCTCTGCCATATCCCTTAGTAAATTATTAAGATCCTTTCTTATTCGTTCCACTAAATCAGCTCTCGGTCTTTTAGTGCTATACATAATAGCATTATTAAGATGACGACTAAAATTAGATATAATAATTTTGTAAAGATAGAAATCATTCTTGGATTCTAAGTATTTTATAGATAGTTTTTTTAACCTGTCCCTAAATCTCTTATAATTACTTTCAACTTCCTCACTGTCATCTGGATCGTCTAAAGGATCTATACCAATACTAAAGCTTGGTATATATGAAGGTTTGAAAGGAGATTTTGCATAAGGATTTAGAGGCTCTGGAAGCTCTGGCTCCTCTTGAACAATATTTCCTGTAACTTTTCCCCAGTTTGTTGGCTCCTCTTCAGATACAGAATTTGTTATACTATCATAAAGTTCTTCTACTCCTATTACAGAAGACATTCTTTTTTTCTCTAATATTGGTTCCTCTTTAGATACAGAAGAAGGTGGTACCTCTAAAGTAAATTCTTTTTTCTTTGCCATGATTTTAGTATTATTCTTTCCAAACATCAATTTTAATACATTGTACCGGCTTTAATCCTTCAAACTTAATTTGATAAGAATAAAGTATGGGATGAGACTTCCAGAGGTCACTTGTTATTTCCTCCGGCTTATAGCAATTTTTCCAGATACTGCTGGTACAGACATGATCCTTAATTTTTTCATCAAGTATAGGACTAATAACTGTTTCTGTAATCATTATTCTTCAAGTTTTAAATAAAAACCAAATTCATCTTTATTCCTATTACCATAAATAAGAGGGTGGGAGAACTGATGAAATTCTTTATTTATTAGACTAAATACTCTTTTTTTTATCTGATCACAATAGTCTGTATATATGTTACAATTATTTACATGTTCAAATATAAGACTTCTTAACTCCTTAAGAGTAAGATCAGGGTAATAGCATTTCATAATTCTGAAAATATCTCCCATTGATCTGGAGTGATTACTATAACATTGTACTCTCTTGGATTTAGGAACATAATAGGTATTTCTGGTATTTAAATACTTAAGAATATTAATAACTATCCCTAATTGAGACTCCCTATTACCCCAGGGAGAAATAAGCTTAGATGTTTTAGAAATTCCCCCTATTTTGAGTAGCCCTGCTTCCAGGAGCTTCTGTTCAGCATTTTTTAATCTGCGGTCTGTTATACTTTCAACGATTTTCATAAGATTTTTTATTAAAAATAAGTGGCAGGTTTCTACACTAATATGCCGTTCCATTACTGTATAACGGCTAAAGTTCCCATGTCAGCTTGTGCACAGCCTTTCGGGCTACCTATCTCGGTAATATCCAGTATACTTATTTACTTGCGCAACACTGGATTACTGCCACTTATTGGGCATTTAGATTTTATAAATCTCCTATTCCCTGCATATCATGATAATATTCTTCAAGATCCATGATGTCAGTGAATGAAAATAATACTTTTACTTCCTCCCTGGGCTTAATCAGATTTTTTATACCAGGTTTACGAAGCTTATATTCAGGCGTTCTCATACCCTTACGAAAATACTCCCTTACTGTACCTTCAGGAGAGTCATAATCGCAGGTTATAGTAGTATTGAACAGACCCCTCTTTTTAGGAGGGCCTGCACTAAGATGGTCAATAACTACTATACGGGGAGTTTTTAATTTATTCTTCATTAATTATAAAATCAAAACTTGTAGCACCCATGTCTAAGGCATATTTGCCAACATGGTAATTAAGCTTTTGAACATCGTTCATTTTTAGCCAGAAGGTATAAGCCTTATATGCTCTAAAGCCTCCATCCTTTCTACTCGGTCTTCCATCCTCACTAATCGCCCAGTTTACAAAAGTTTCACCAAGTCTAACTCTCATAAAACAGGGGCAGTTCTCAGATCTCCTGATGATAAACAACCTCTGTTCCTCCGGTAGGATATTTCCAGAGGTTGTTCGTTCTTTGTACTCATAGCTTCCAGGAACAGCTAAGGAGCCTTCAACCTCATAGGTTAAGACTACAGTAGCATTTCTTAGGCTCATTTTTTACCTGTAGGATTCACACGAGCATGCAACTTTAGCCTTTGTACAACGTAATGATCTACTTTTAGTTGTGTATTTACAACACGACAAATAGCTTGGGATCTCTTTTCTGGAAGTTTTCCAGCACGAAGATCATGTCTATCTTTGGTTAATTCATCAAAGATTTTGTTAAGTTCTGTAATTTTTTCCATGATAATAATTTTTAGTTTCACGATATAATAACAATAATTCTCTCTTAACTTTTATAGACTCTTTAGAGAAATCTGAACATTTAGAATCCTTTACGATCTGTATCAATGTACGTCTTACATAAGAATCAGTTAGTTGATGTCTATATTTTTTATTTAATAACCTCTCCTTTTCAGGATATTTCAATCTCCAGGCTTTCCTTAATAGATTGTGTGATCTCCTATAGGAACTACCTTTCTGATATTTCCTTCTATTACTAATAGTTTGCTTAGGGTGAAGTTTCATGTATTTCAAAGACCTTTCAACTTCACATTTTTTGCATATTTTTACAGAATAATAATATAATTTTAGTTCTCCTTTATTACAATTATAATTTCCCTTGTGTCTGGAGACTTTAATAGTACGTATATAACATGCTAATCTAAAATTATCAATTGGTAATTCTACACCCTCTGGATGTGAAATACCTCTGCAGATCTTAGTTTCATTCATAATAACAAAATATCTATTAGTGTTAATATTACTGCTACCAGAAATATCAGAATTAGTTTAACCCAGGGTTTCATAATTAATGCGTTTTAAGCCAGAATTCAATATATACTTTGTCATTGGATACAAAGCCATCATGATTATCAACCTGAAAATCTCTTACGAGTTCAGTTAACTTATCAAGAGGCATAAAGTATCCTTCTTCAAGAGAGAACTTCTTATTATCTTTCTTGTGACGAATTTCAAGTGTGATCATGCCAACATAATTTGATCAGATATATAATATTCTTACTGTAAAACATATAATATTTAATTTTTAGTTTTATTAGTAATATAATCCTGTATATGCAGTACATATATACTATCTCTGCTTACTTCTACATTATTGAGATAGTTTATATTCAATTCAGTATCTATACGATAATTTCTGCATTTAATAATTTCAGGGGGTTGAGCAGTCAGAGCAGATCCTACCATCACAAACATTACTCCTCCAATAAATGAAATAAGTAGAGGAGCAAGCCATCCACGATCATCAAAATCCGAGTGTCCAAAACTGAAAGCACAAACAAGTGCTAGTATCAGAAATACAAAACCAAATATAATAAGTATCATAATATTTAATTTTTAAGTGATTTAAAAGGAAGGCTGGAGCCTATAAAAACCTGACGTTACTAATCCTTGAACTCACATCTAAGCAAAATTCAGCCCCAGCCTTATATATAGGAAAATAAGAGATTAGTATAAAAGAATTAATAGATAAGTTATCTTATTTTATTAAATAACCTAATCTATTTTATGAGGAGAAGACAGATAGTATTTCTTTTATTGCACCATATTCGGGATTAACAAATCCCATCACAACAATTTTAATAGTACAGAGGATGATTATTACAGGTACACCAAGCAAGATAAAAGCCCCAAATACACTCAATCCTTCAGTGCCATTACAATATTTAGCACCCCATCTCCAGATGTAGCGTGCGGATATAAAAAGTAAAATCAAGAATAAAAGATCTATAATACCCCAGGTGATAGAGTTAACTACCTGTTGTTTTACCAGGATGGTAAATACCTTCTCAGCAGGCACCTGAAGAGCTTTTGCAATACCCTGAATAGCTTCAGTAGTCTTGTCAAAGATTTTATCAACCACTTCTGTGGCAGTGGATTTCTCCTCAGTAGTATCCTGAGAAAATAAGGTAGCTCCTATTAATGTAATAAGAGCTACAAATAAGCATAATTTTTTCATATTTAATTCATATAATATACAAATTCATCGGTTGGTATGAACTTAGAACCTACATGGTAACCAAGGAACATGAAAATCATATCCTTGCTTATTAGACCAAGACCTACTTCAGTTATGTGTGAATACATAAGGATCTATTTTTCTATTCATACTTTTATTAACGTATCCCAGAGACTGCTGATTAGAATTATAATTAGGTTCTGGATGAAACAGGCGATCAAAGGATACCATATCCTTTAAAGAAGTAATACTACTCTTTTTTATCATAATAGTGGGATTTAGTTATATTATTAAGAGAGATGTTCATAACTATTGCAGTCGGTGACTGTATGATCCACCAGAACACATTCAGGTTCTACATTGCGTTTACAGGTACGACAGAGGCATCTGCTTAACTTTTCCCGTACTATCTGCTTCTCTGTAATCATTTGATTACTTGAAGCTATCATGTTATACATAAAAGGTGTTTCCATGTGTGATAGATTACAATGTCAGAATTTTAAACCAGGTACGTACCTTAGCAAAGAATGGAACCTTTGATTCAACATCCTTAGGAGATTTCACAACCTGCATATCAGGCTGCTTTGGATTCTTGTGAAGCTCACACACATGTGCATGTTGCTTCCTTGGATTTTTATATGCCATAATGTATTACTTATCAAAAAGTTGTTCCTTGATAATAATAGCCTTCTCCTTATTACTCTTAGCAGAACTTGCAACTCTCAATGCTTCATATACATCTAGAACCCTGTCATCAAAAGTTGTAACTCCAAACTCTTCACAGAGTTTAATCTTACGGATAAGTTTAGCTTCTTCCTTATGAAGGTCTTCAATTTTTGCTTTCAGTTCAGTTATGCTTGAATCAATAAGTACTACATCCCTTATATCAAGGGTGTTGTATCTAGTTCCAGCACACTGATCCATTTGAGTTGACCCTGGTAACCCATCTCTTTCAAGGGTAAGAGGTACATTTAGTGGATAATTGTGAGAATTACAGTTACTTATAACTGTAAATTTTTGGCCTTTTTTAAGACCACCAAAAGTTGTTAAAGGTTTCATAATATAATTTTTAATGGTTAAAACTCTGATTAATATGCAATTATAACAAATGAGCCTGTAAATTTATAATGCGTCTTGATTTCATCTCTTATGTAGAAGTCTGCTTCTTCCTTGCCAAATTTACATCTATCCGCATATAGTGTATCTACAAACACACCTGAATAAGTATCATATACAACTTTGAACAGATTCATCTGATCTGCTACCATAATTGTATTTACAAGCTTAGTCTTCTCAACAGTTACCTGTTTTAACTCAGCAAGTTGTGAGGATTTACTCTGGCATCCAATCAGCATACCAGTTGTGATACAAACAGCTATCATAAGAATAGCTAAGAATGTTGATTTTTTCATTAAAGTAATTTTATTTATTTAAAAACTTATTCATCAAGTATATCAAACATATTATATTTATTTCTATATACAATAATTAAAATCAAATTGTATACAGCTACTGCTAATCCAAACCATTGAAACCAGATCCAAGGGTCGGATATTAATTTACCCCAAGGAATTATTGCTACAATTAAACCAAATGACCAGAGAAAGAAATTAGGTCTAGTAAGTAATTTTTTCATAATAATATAATTTTAATTATTTATTATTACTCTGGTTATCAAGTCAGAGTTGCACAATTAGTTTAATAATACTATACGACAGATGCTTTCGCATATGAAGGCTAAGAATGGAAGTGTTTAATGTCTATCTATCCCCAAAGACTAGTTATATTTATCTTAGCTGCCAATGCACTTTGATATGCTATCACCAGTTGATTCTGACTTTATGAGTCTCCATGCATTATATCATCACCCTCACACTAATTAGTGCATTAGGTGTGAATATTAATAACAGGCTTTACCTACCTGTAATGAGCTTATTCCCTTATGAATAAGGCAAGGATTTAACTAATACAAATACATATTGCCCAGACTTTTGTGGGCTTCAAAGAGGTCAGTACCGCCACTAACAGTCTCTCCATTCATTGCTAAGTAAGTCTATTGAACGGTGACAAGATTAGCACTCAATCTTATAGTCGCTGGTGCTTAGCGATACATGTAGTAAAATAACATACGTTACTCAACGCATCATAACCTCCTTGTGCACATGCACTAATTAAAATTCGTGAGACCAATCATCTGAATTGTTATCATAGCTATATTGTTACACTATCTGGGTATTTAGTAGCTAAAGGTCTGTAATCATCAGCTGCCTTCTTCCCACATTCGGGGCAAACCTTACCAGGTATAACAGTTTGATGGAAGTATGAATCATCATATCCATCACCTTCTTGTGTATGTCCACAGTGTTCACATTCATAAATAGCTGTGAAGTCACGTCTGTGTTGAGATACAATCTTTTGAATTTTCATGATATTAAGGATTTAATTAGTTATCTTTACAATTACTGATCCAAGACCTTTACATTCAGGACAAATATCTATGCCTCCTGCAATTTCGCAATCAAAGCCTTTATGACATTCTTTACCGGGGCAAGTTTTATAACAAAGTACATAATCAAAATATCTTGACTTACCTGTACCATGACAGAAGCTACACTCTTTCATAATATATAAGGATTTAGTTATATTATTATATATGTATGTGCTTGCATTTGTTGATAGATAGATGAAAAGAGTGTGAGGAGTTCCGTACTCTTGATAATCAATTAGTTATGATGGTTCAGAGCTATGATTAGATGAATAAGTTGATGAAAAGAGTGTCCAGACTATCCGAACACTCTTTCACTCTGCCAGCACCGTTAAAAGTTGTACTCAGCACCCAGTTTAGGAGCTCTCATACCGACAGGAACAATATAATTCTGCTCACCGTTGGGATTGACTCTCTGCAGTTTGTTGACTGACTCATCAAGTATCCCTGTATCAGGATCTACCTGCAGAGTTTCAGGACCAAGAGCCAGATTGCCTTCAGTCATAGTAAGCTTCTTACCTGAACTGATCTCAGCTCCTGTGGCTTTCTCAAGCTTAGTAACTGCCCAGTTGTGTACTGTACCTATACCCGAAGGAGAAGGTCCTATACCAAGATAGTCATCAATTCTCCACGAAAATCCAGTTACCTTAGTAGCTGAGTCTGGTTTGTACGTTAAGAAATTCATAGCAATAAATTTAGAAATTAATTGAACTAAAAGAGACTGTATTCCCTACTACGGGTCATATCCCCAAACACTTTATAAGGGCGGGGTGTCTTGGATTGGAACCTCACACTCGATACCCCTATCAATATTTTAAGGAACTCACACTCGATAAGTACCTTGAAAAGTTCACTAATACATATATACTCACACTCGGTAAGTATCTTAAAAAGTTAATTAAGGCATACGGGGGCTATCTTCTATTCTATAAAAGTAGGGGGGGTTATATTATAGTAAAATAATTGGTAAAATATTTGGTAATGTCAAATATAGTTTATAACTTTGCAGAAAAATTAAGTATGTGGGAGAGTATAGATGAGTTGATAGCAATGTTTAAACCAGAGAAGATTCTGGGAGGTAATATCTTTATAGAGTTGGATGGCGAGAAATATGATGAATTACTTAAGGAGGCAGAGACAAAGGCGATAACTGTTTTAGGGGCTCAGGTAGTTCCTGATATAGGAGGATGTACCAGGGTTAGTCACAAGGGGTATACTGTATATATTACTTATAGTAAGGATCCTAAGACTAGTAAGGAAGACATGTATGTAGCATTTAAAGCTAAGGTAAAATGACAACAATAACTACGGCACTTATTGTAATAGGAATTATATAGTTCATACCTTTGCAAAAATATCAATTATGAATATAGGTAGTGGAGATATACATGAGGAATGGGAGAAACTATTTAGGAAGGTTATAAGGGCTCAAGATGAGTATATAAAATTCCTGGGAGAAGAAGTTAATAAAGGAGCTGCATTTCTCCGGACACATAATATACAGACTCCTGATGATGTAGTTAAAAAAGGTCAGAAGATGAGGGATAAGATTAAGAAGTTAAAAGAGTTAGTATATGTTAAGTAAACTGGAGGAGATTATGGGGGTATTACCCTGGGATAAAGTAGAGACTAATACTTTGTTCATTGAACTAGATGAAGCAGCCTTTAAGGAATTTGAACAGGAGATCAATGAAAAGGTAGATACTTTTATAGAGAAGGCCAGGAAAGTAGATCCTGATATAGGAGATGCCTTATGGTTAACTTTCAATGGTAGAAATTTAGTTGTAGCTAGTAATAAGAAGGCTAAGACTAAATTGGAGACATTCTATGTAGCTTTTAAAACTAAGATGATATGATGACTATGAAGACTGTAATAATTATAATAGTAGCTATAGTGGTTGTACTGTTGGCTGTAGCATTATGTGCAAATAATGACTGAATTTAAGATTATTCCGGTAGCTAAACCAAGGATGACTCGCAGAGACATCTGGTCTAAGAGACCTTGTGTAGTAGGTTATTTTAGGTTTAAGGATAGTTTACTTAAGCTAGCTAAGAGTAAGAAGTTTAAGCTGGGAGATAAGTATAGGGTGGAGTTTTTAATGCCTATGCCTGCAAGCTGGAGTGAGAGGAAACGCAAGCTTATGTTAAGCAAGCCACATCAGTGTCGTCCTGACTTGGATAATTTGCTTAAGTCGGTCAACGATTGTTTAATGGCATCGGACGATAGTTCGATCTGGAGCATAGAGGCATCGAAGATCTGGTCTGAATCAGGTAAGATAATATTTTATAAGATATGATGATAGTTTTAGTAGTAGCAGGATTCTGTGCAGTTGTGATGGCGGTAGGTATATTATATCTACTAGGGATAATTAGTAGAAAAGATGAGGATGATGATGATGAGATAGAGGATGACTATGATTATTTTATGAGAAGATGAGTGATGTAGTAATTTGCCCTGATTGCAGGGAGGTAATAGTTGAGTGGGGGGAAGGTGCGTTAGCCTGCCCTAATTGTAAGAAAGTTAATATTGTTAAAGATGAAGATACAGATTGACACTGATAACAAGGTTATCAAAGTTTTAGGAAGGATTCCTTTAGTAGGACTCCTGAAGAATTTAAAGAAGATGTTGGGAGAGGATTATGAAAAATATAGTATTGAATCCTCTGATGAGCCGGTATATTATCCCTGGATATATCCAACAATAACATGTAGTACAGGAGGTTATAATCTGGAATTTAGTAACAATAATCTACTTTGATTGATCTAATAAAAATTATTAGATTATTTTAGTAGAATTATTTGGAAATGTTAAAATAAGTATTTATATTTGCAAAGTTTTAAGGACAGAACCTTGTGTAAAAATGCAATTTCAGGTAAGTAATTACTATGACCCCCGTAAAAGGCAGGTAAAGCCAGGGGGATGGGTGTAATAAAAGTATCGTACGGCATAGGAAAGTTGCTTGTAAGGTTATAAAGGAATGCTGATAAAAAGTCAGCTCACAGGGGATTTCTGTAAGTAAGTAATAGTTAATATAGTTATATATATGAAAGAATTTCTTTTAAAAGTTGCACGTAGTCCCTGGTATCCCTTCGGACTTGGAGCGTTGTCATTTATCTTTGGATTAATACAGATCTGGCCGGGTATAGTCCTGCAGTTTATTGCCATGGGAATACTTGCCCTGGTGATTCAATCTGAAGATAGCAAGAAATAAGGTTTCCCCCAACCCCCCATAAGATTGACCTCTTATGGCAGACTCATGTACTGAGTTTAATCCCTGTAGAATAATATCTATGGGGATTTTTTTTAATTATTTTTGAGAAATAGTTGCCAAAATATTTGGTAGTTATAAAAAGTAGCTGTACCTTTGTGGTGAATTAATAATGTTTATATGAAGAGAGTTTATGTAGCGGGGAAATTAAATGACATGGCAGTAGATTATCTTTTAAATGTTCATAAAATGATGAAGACTGCTGAGGAGGTACGAAAAGCGGGGTATAGTGTATTTGTACCTTGTATAGATCTTTTGATGGGTATAACCTTTGGCTATACGGATTATCATGACTATTTTGATAATAGTCAACCCTGGATAGAAGTAGCTGATGCTATTTTTTTAACGCCAGGTTGGGAGGAATCTAAAGGCACTAAAGAGGAGATGAAATTAGCCTGGAAAAAGAACATTCCAATTTTTAGTGATCTGGCTGGAATGGATAGGTATTTTAAATTAGGAGATCATGCTAAGAGGATTATAGCATTTAGTACAACCGAAGGTGTAGATGAGTATGGTCATCATCTTATATTAAATAGAAAGTAATGGCAGAAGCGGGTAGAAAATTTGCAAAGTGTCATCCAGATAGGATAGTACATGCTAAGGGATTATGTCGAAGTTGTTATGACAAGCAACTACTTAATAGTAATCCAGAATATAGACAGAGAGTTAGAGAATACCACAAGAAATGGGATCAAGAACATATTAATCAACGTGCTGAGTATCAAAAGAAAAGAAGTTTATTACATCTAGATCGAGATAAGGAAGTTCACTTTAAAAATCATTTGAAAAGAAGGTATAATTTATCTTTAAAGGAACATTGTGATCTTATAGCTAAAACTAATAATACTTGTTATATCTGTGGTAATCCTCCTCATAAAAAAGGACTACATGTTGATCATAGTCATAAGACAGGAAAAGTACGTGGATTATTATGTGCTAGATGCAACTGGTATTTAGCTGTTATTGAAAAAGATCCTACAATTTTAAACAAAATAAAAGATTACCTAGAATTATGAAGGGATTAAAAGATGATGGATTAGATGGTACTAAGTCAGTAAAACTTAGGTGGGATTTAGTTCCTATGGAATGTTTAGATGACTTAGTTAAAGTATTAACTTATGGTGCTTCTCATTATAAAGCAGAGTCTTGGAAAGAATTAGAAAATCCAGAAGATAGATATTTTGCAGCACTTATGAGGCATTTGTCTGCAAGTAGACAAGGAGAGCTAAATGATAGTGAATCTGGTTTATCCCATTTAAGTCATGCAATGTGTAATTTAGTATTTTTATTATGGTTTGAAAAACATAAAGAACATGGACAAGTTTGAAGAAAGTAGGATGTTTATTCGTAGTGATGAAAGCAGATTTGAAGTATCTGCAGAAGACCTTAAGGCTATATTTAAAGGGATGCGTCCCCGTAATATGGACTATGAAGACTTCAGAGCTGTCAGAAATATTCTTAAGAAAGAACTGGCACAATATTTGAAAGGACAAATTGTTCACCTATCTAAAGTGAGTGATGAAGTCTGGGAAAAGTATACTAAAGGTATGAAACATAAACCAATACAGAAGGGGAAGACATATGTTAAAAAGAGGTGATTTTATAGCCAATAAACAGGAATGTACTAGATTATTCTTATCAGGTCATTCTCTGTTAAGGCGTAGAATAACACAAGGGTTCTATTGGACTCAGATAGACAAGGATCTGGCTGATCAGTTTATAAGGGATGAACGCTGGATTTTAGGAATAAAAGTTTTGGATGCTTTTAAGGTTATAGATCATGATGCAGATGATTCTGCATCAACAGGAATTGGATTTAAAAACAAATAGATATGTTATTAGACTTATTAAAATTTTACAGGATGTTCCCAAATTATGATGATTTCAAGATCCCTATGTGGTCTGATTGGGAAGAAAAAAATGATGAGCTTATTCTTTCTGTAGCTGTTCCAGGCTATGAGAAGGAGGATTTTGAATTATTCTCAGAGGATGGAGGATTGTACCTTAGAATTAATAATGAGAAAAAGCAGACACTCTATTCTATTGTGAGCAGGTTTTATGCTTCTGCATATGATTTCAGTAAGGCAGATGCAGGGTATCGAAATGGTATACTTAAAATTACAATACCTAAGGTATCTCAGAAGAAACAGAAAGCAATTCCAATAAAAGTGTCCTGAAAAGGACATTTTTTATTGAAATAATTTGGAAATGTCAAAATTAATATTTAACTTTGCAGAAAATCTAGCATAATGAAGTATTACAGACCATACAGCGATCCGTTAATTATCCTGTCAGAGGATAAAGTAAAAGCTGGTGATATAGTGTATAATGAGCTGGGAAAATGTGTCAGAAAGGTATATGTTGAAGATAATGTATATTTTGTGGAAGTTGTAGAGTCTGTCCTTAATGAGGGGGAGACTATGAGTGACCTGACCCCCCTGCAATTGGAACTATTTTGGAAATTAAGCCGTACTAAATTTCGCAAGCATGAAAGTAAGGATAAAGACGAATGAAGATACATATTTTCTTAAGCTGTTACTTATATTAAATAATATACCCCCATTCAACAAATTAAGGCCTAAAGAGTTAGAACTATATGCTTACCTGCTTAAGGTTAATCATAAGTATAGGAACATCCCGTTTGCAGAACGCAACAAGTTGATCTTCAACTATGATACCCGGATAGAGATCTCTAACAAATTGGGCATTAAAATGCCGGGGGTATATAATATATTGAGTACTCTCAGGAGGATTAAGCTCCTGGATGAAAGTACTCTTATACCTAAATATATTCTAAATAAAGTACCAGAATTAACTTTTATATTTGAAGATGAAGACTAATCCATTATTAAATGAGTGATATACAAAAAGTTATTGATAAAATCAATAAAAAACCTTATGTTATTAATATGGGGGCTAATAAAATTGCTTCCTGGTTAAAAGTGACTCCTGAGTCTGTCAGGGAAGCTAAGAAGATATTACACAGGGAAGGACTCCTGGGAGAAGTACCTGCTCATAAATTAGATCCGCATACATTACCTAAAATTCTAATTTTAGATATAGAAACTGCTCCTCTTCGTGCTTATGTCTGGCGTACCTGGAGACAAAACATCTATCTGGATCAGATGATCTCCGACTGGTTTATGATAACCTGGGCTGCGAAATGGCTCCTGGAACCTGAGACTTTCTCTCAGAGGTTGAATAGTAAGGAGATTTTACAGGAGGATGATAAGAGGATAGTTGAGACTCTTTGGCATCTTCTCAACCAGGCAGATATAGTAATAGCACATAATGGTAAGTCTTTTGACATACCTAAGATAAAATCAAGATTTTTACTTCATGGACTCCCTCCCACTACTTATTATCAACAGATTGATACTAAGGAAGTTGCTAAAAGGGAGTTTGGTTTTTCATCTAATAAACTTGAAGGTCTTGCAAGAACCTTTGGAATAGAAGGTAAGGATGAAACTGATTTTACCTTATGGTCTGCCTGTATGGATGGTAATGAGGATGCTTTAAAATATATGGAGATTTATAATCGTAAGGATGTAAGTGTCCTGGAAGAAGTATATCTTATTATGAGACCTTATATTAAAGCACACCCTAATTACAATTTATTTATAGATTCTGAGGAAGCAGTCTGTCCAAATTGTGGTGGGCGAAGCCTAGAATTTGTTGGGTACTATTATTTTACGCAGACTGGAAAGTATCGTAATTACAGATGTAAGAGTTGTGGAGCTCTTGCAAGAGAACGTAAGTCGGTTTATACCAACAGTAAATCAATATTAGTCAGCAATGGCAAGTAAAAAATGTATAAGATGCGAATCCCTGGAAAGGAAGCAGAAGAGTAAAAAAATAACACTATCAGGACCTTCTGGTTCTATACCTTTATGTTCTGTTTGTATCCAGGAACTTGTAGAGATGGATATGTTATTCAGAGATCAGGAAGAGGAGGAAGATGAACAGGGAGGTGAAGGCTTTGATATCTAGCCTATCAAAGGAAATGAAGTTAACCCAGGAGGAGATAGAGAAAGCTTACGAGGCTCCTTTTGCATTATTCGCAATAGTAATGAAATACAGATGCGACAGGGAGAAGATGATTTTTCCAGGTCTCCGTATACCATATTTTGGTGTATTTCATTGTCCCCCCTGGAATAAAGAGAGATTGCAGAAAAGGAGGAAGAAGAATGAGATTGTTTGATTGTACTAATAATCAGGTAACTATATCAGAGGAAGCGTATTTATTACTTCCTTTTAAAGTGGTCTGGGATAGGGATAAGACTAAGTCCAAAGAGAAAGCCCTTGCAGAGATGGGCTATATTTATTTTATGGAGGATTTCAAGTCAGACTTCTCTGATATAACTGATGAGGATAGTAGGGAGGCAGAGATCATCGAGAATTTGTCCCTGCCAAAGTCTTGGAAAGAGGATGAAGTTGTCAGGAAAGCCAGAGAGTTCTATAGTAAAAGGAGCGAAGAAATTTTGCCTTTGTTATTATTAAGGGATGCTAAAAGTGTCATAGATAAGATGAGGGCATTTTACAGAGAGGTAGACTTTCTGGCTACTGATAAGAATGGGAAGAGTAAGCATGATATTGATAAGGTTGCAAGGACAATAGAACGTAGTGCCGGGATCCTGGAGAATCTGACAAAATTGGAAAATATGGTTAAGAAAGAAATTCAGAGTAAGAAGGATAAGGTAGGATCCAGGACAAAGTCTTTATTTGAAGATGGGCTTGAATCAGCTACAAACTAGTTTAGAATCCATTAAAACCGGAGATCGTGAGGTTTTCCTGGAGATCATGGAGTTTTATACTACTGTAAAATTTATACAGAATCTTACAGATATAAACAGGAAGTATGCCCGTGATCTTGAGAGAGATGAGTTTGGAAAGATTAAAATTGATCTTACCAATCCTCATATTCTTGAGGATATGGACTATTTTAGGCCAGCTGCCCTGCATTTTCAGAAATTCAAGAAGTATACTACTTTATATCCTAATGTTTCTCCTAATTCAGCCTATGTACGTTTCTGGAAGGAAGAAGCACGTAGATGCCGAGATGGGTATACTCGTGATTCAGATGGTGAATGGATCCCAGGTCCATACTACTTCTATCTTAACTATTCTCCTATTCTTAGAAATATTATAGTTCCTGGAACTAAGAGACTTATCAGAAAGCGTGAATTTGCTGATGTTTATGATGGTAATTATCTCTTATTCCATTACATACAGCAAGCAAAGGAGGCAGGTCAGCATGCTGGCTTACTTAAGAGAAGGGGAGTTGGATTCTCTTATATTGGAGGATCAGGATTGGCCCGTCTTCTTATCATTGGTGATACTTCCCTTAACTGGTCTGATCTTCAAGCCTTTGCTATTGCAAGTGAAAAAGAATATCTTACAAAGGATGGTATCCTGAATAAGTTTGATAGTAATGTATCCTGGTGTGCATCTCATACCCCGTGGCCAAGGCTCAAAAGCAAAGATTCCTTGAATAACATGGTTTGGGAAATGGGATACACTGACCAGGAAGGGCTTTCTCAGGGAACCAAGAATTCCGTAATAGGGGTTACAACTCAGGGAAATCCTGAGCATGCCAGGGGTAAAAGAGGTACTATGTATTATGATGAGTGGGGACTATTCCCTAACTTATTAAAGACCTGGAGTATTGCCAGAGAGTCCACAGAGGAGGGAGATTTTGCCCACTCTACAATGATCGGGGGTGGTACAGGAGGTACTGAGGGAGCTGATTTTGCAGGAGCTGAGGAGATGTGTTATAATCCTAAAGGGTATAATATATATTCTATTCCTAATGTTTTTGATAAGAATGTAAATGGTACATCTCCTTTTGCCATGTTTTATCCTGCTTATCTGAACAGGATAGGATGTTATGATAAGGATGGAAACTCTGATGTTATAAAAGCTCTTCTGGAAATTATAAAGAGAAGGGTTGAAATAAAATATAACTCTACTGATCCTAACACTCTTGTACAGCATAAGGCTGAAATGTGTATTACTCCTCAGGAAGCTATAATGAGGAGAGAGGGTAGTATTTTCCCTGTAGTTGATATTAAGGAATATATGTCTGAAATTTCTCCTGATATTAATAAGTTCCTGAGTGCTCATTATGTAGGTAGTCTGAAAAGTACAACTGCAGGAGAGATAGTCTGGGATAAGAAAGAAATGCATCCCGTACTTCGTAACTATCCATTACATGATGAACTGGATAAGGTAGGGTGTGTGGAGATATATGAGATGCCTCATCGCATGACTGACAACAGCATTCCTTTCTGGCGATATATTGCAGGCATTGACCCGATTGATGTTGATGAAAGTACATATACGAATTCTCTTGGTTCAATATTTATCTTTGATACCTGGACTGACAGGATAGTTGCAGAATATACAGGACGACCAAGATTAGCTTCAGAGTTCTATGAAGTCTGTATAAAACTACTTAGATTTTATAATGCTACAGCAAATTATGAGAATAACCTTAAAGGATTATTTCAGTATTTTGATTCTACCAGGAATCTTCAGTATCTTTGTGATACTCCTCAGGTACTTCGTGACATGGAGTATGTCAAAGGTAATATGTTTGGGAACCGTTCCAAAGGTACTACTGCAAGTAAGATAATTAATTCCTGGAGCAGGAAACTGCAGGCTGATTGGTTAATAGAAGATGCTTATGCTCCTCCTGAAGAGGATGAAAAAGATGCTTCTGGTAATATAATACAAAAGCCAAGGTTAATGAACCTTCATAAAGTAAGATCTATAGGTTATCTGAAAGAACTTCTTGCCTGGAATCCTGATGATAACTTTGACAGAATTTCAGCCATGGGGATGCTTATGATACTTCGTGCTGACAGAGAGAAGTTTGAACAGCATAAATACGAAGATAAAGTAAAAACAGTTCTTGATGACCCCTGGTTTAAACGTTGGGGTAAGTTTGGGAATAAGCCAAAAGTTGTCAATCCCGCTAAAAATATTGAAGCATTTCGTTATACCACGAATAAAAATTAATAGGAAAATTAATTAATAATTCTGATCTTTGTGAAAATTTGAAATTATGGCCACTGTAAATAAATTAGCATTCCCTTTTCAGAAAAGGACCAGGAGACAGAAGACCGAATCTTATTATAAGGAATGTATAGATGCTGCTGATGAAATAATAGGTTTTGATATAGATAATGGCATACGTGCCAGTATGGCAGAAAAACTCAGTAATGTTAATTTAATAAATAACATAGTAGACCCAAAAGAAGTTGATGCGGTTATAAATCCATATCGCCTGGAAGCTAAGTTTGATAATAGTTATAAAAATTATCCTCTTCTTAATTCTTATATGGCGGTATTGCTCGGTGAAGAGAGGGAGGCCAGATTCAATCCTTTGATCACTATGAGTAATCCTGATCTGGTAAATGCTAAACTTGAGGAGGTTACAGCCCTTATCAACGAGTCTATTCTATCTAAAGTGGTTTCTGCAGACTTTTCAGAGGAGCAGGCTGCGGCTGCGATACAATCACAGGCAAAATGGATGAAGTTTAATTATCGTGATAAGCGTGAACTTATGGCTTCTCAGATCATCCAGTATGGTTATATCAGCCAGAATATGAAGGAGTTATTTAGTAAATGTTTTGAGGACCTTCTTACTCCGGGAGAAGAAATATCAATTTGTGAAATAGTTGGTGGGGAACCAATAATGCGTAAAGGTAATCCTCTTAATTTATTTACATTACGTTCATCTGGTACATATCGTATAGAGGATTCTGATCTTATTATAGAGTTAAGTTATGTTCCTGTTGGACAGGTTATTGATGAGTCTTATGATGAACTTACTGATGCTCAGATTAAGAAACTTGAGGATGGTTATGCTGCAAATGCAGGAGCATCAGGGAGATTATTTAATCGTAATCTTAAAAATATACCTATTGATCTAACTTCCTGGATTAATCAGCAGGGTGGAATTGGAGTAGTTATAACTGCTAATGCTAAAGATGCATCTTTCTTTGGTGGTACTTTTGATGCCTATGGTAATGTACGGAAACTTCGTTTACTCTGGAAAGGGATGAGGAAGGTAGGTATTCTTCCTTTTGTTGATGAGAATGGTGATATACAGAAGACTTATGTTGATGAGGAATATCCTTTGGACGATGTTGAACGTGAAAATGTTACCTGGATCTGGCTTAGTGAATGGAATGAAGGGACTAAGCTTGGGGAAGATATATATGTTAAGATGGGTCCAAGACCGGTACAATTTCGATCCATGGATAATCCAAGTAAATGTTTTCCAGGAGTTGTTGGAAATATATTTAATACTAATGATGCCAGATCTCTCTCTTTTGTAAGTCTTGGAAAACCATACCAGTTGATGTATAATTTCTTTATGCATAAGCTTTGGGAAGAACTTAAGACTTATAAAGGTAAGGTAGCAAGATTAAGTACTGCAATGATACCTTCCCAATTTACCATGGATCAGTTCCTATTCTATCTTGATCAGATGAAGATTGTTTTTGAGGATGAATTTAATGAGGGTCAGAAAGGTGCAGCTATGGGTAAGTTGGTAGGTCATATGAATCGTGGTTCTGGTACAGTGGAAATTGGTGATGCACAAGTAATTACTAATCTCATGGGTATTCTTACATTCCTTGAAAATAGGATTCAGGATATAGTGGGTATTACTCCTCAGCGTAAAGGTTCTATAGAGACACGAGAAACAGTTGGAGGTATAGAGAGATCAGTAAAACAGAGTAGTCTTAGTACTGCTAAGTATTTCAGTATACATGATGATTTCATTAATCGTTCTATAAATGCATATATTGAAACTGCCAAAATTGCCTGGAAAGACCAGAAATTTAAGAGGCAGTTTATATTATCTGATGGATCTCAAGCTATCCTGGATTTTGATGGGCAGTCTTTTTGTGAAACGGAGTATGGTATTTATTCAACAAATTCTGCTGTTGATAAGGATATGATGAATACCTTAAAAGCTTTAGTTCAACCTTTTATGCAGAATGGTGGTGTTCTTTCTATGGTCATGGAATTATACAGAACTCAGGATCCTGCTTCACTGCAAAGAAAATTTGAGGCTTTTGAAGAACAAATTGCTCAGCAAACTGCTGCTATGCAGAAAGCTGCAATTGATCAGAAAGCTGAACAAATGGCCAGAGATGAAGCTCTTGAGAGATATAGAATTGATAAGCAGAGTGAAACTGCAATTCAGGTAGCCCTTATTAACCAAAGTGGAGAGGAACAACCTCAGGCTGAGATGAAAGAACCTGAGGATAATTCTCAGGAAATTGCTTTAAAACGTGAAGCTCAGGATGAAGTAAGGAGATCTAACCGTAAAAAAGAAGAACAAAAAGATCGTGAAATTGAAATTAAGCGTAAAGTAGCTAATAAACCTACTCCTAAAAAGTAGTTAATCTAATAAAAAATAATAGATTTCGTTATACCAGGAGTTAGTAAATGTTAATTATGTATTGTATATTATAAATTAAGTAGTAAATTTGCATCGAAGTTATGGAAAAAGGAGTTTTTGATCAGAGTCTGGATGAAATGCTTGAGGTGGATATGGGTCTGGATGTAAATGCGATATTGACATCTGCCCCAGCCTTGGCAGCTGAACCTGAAAAGAAGACCGATGAGGTTGAAAAAGAAGGGGAAGAAGGTAAGAAAGAGAAGAAGAGTGATAAGGATGTATCACTTAAGGATATTAACAAGGTTCTAGAAGAACAAAGTGCAGAATTAAAAGCGGATAAGGAAAAAGTTGCTGAAAAAGTTGGGATTAAAGAAGATATAAAAAAAGATGGTGAAGCCCCTGCCTCCCTCGTACAACCAACTGAAACTTCTTCTGACGCTCCTTTTACTGTAATCTTTGCTAGAGACTTGGCTGCGCAGGGGCTTTTATCGTCTTTTGATGAAAAGCAATTTAGTGAGGATTCTAAGAATCTTGGTGAAGCTGAGGCTCTTAGGAATCTTATCAAATCTGAGATAGAGGTTAATATAACAGCTGCTAAGGAAGATTTGGATACTGGATATCAGGAGTATCTGTCTTTAATTGGAAAAGGTGTTCCACAGGAATCTGCAGGAAGTCTGATTGAATTAAAGAATAGATTTGATTCTGTTAAAACGGATGATCTGGCTAAGGAAGAAAATGTAGATCTTAGGAAGAAAGTAATTACAGATTACTATAAGCTGACTACATCAATGCCTGATAAGAAGATTGAGAAACTGGTTCAAAGTGCTGTGGATCTTGGAGATGATATTGAAGATTCTAAAGAATATCTTAGCAAGCTTAAGGAGCTTGTAACAGAGCAAATTAATGAAGAAAAGACTGAAGCGGATAATCAGCGTAAGTTAATTGATGAAGAGAATCGTAGAAGCAGGGAGACTTTGAAAGAGAATATCAATTCTTTAAGTGAGATTATTCCTGGAGTTACTATTAACAAACAGACTAAGGTACAGATGTATGAGGCAATAACTAAGCCTGTACAGGATAACAAAGGTCGTACTACAAATGCAATCTGGCTGAAAAGATCTGAAGATCCAATGTTTTTTGATGAAAGACTGTCTTATCTCTTTGCAACAGGATTCTTTGAAAAAGGTAAGCTCTGGACTAAGGCTTCTCAGGTAAAGATAACTAAGGATATCAGTGAGCTGGAAAAAGCTCTTCAGAAGCATAGTAATACTGCAGGAACAGTTGGTTCCCCAGTACTTCGTAGTCCTGAGATTGATAAAACAGTAAAAGATAATATAGATTCCATGCGTGGAATTTTTGGAACTTAAAATCGTTTTAAATTAAATATGATATGAATAAAATTAGTGCTCTTCAAATTGTTGATCCTAAGCACTGGAGTGGACTCACTCGTGAAGCCCATCTTGGCTGGCTTGGTATGCAGGAGCCTGAAGTAATCAGTCCTATTATGAATCGTCTTTACGAACTTAATGTAGGGTCTGATAACTTTGTGGCATTTGTAGACAGGCTTCCCACAGAATGGATTAACGATGACGTTGTTTACAGATGGTTTCTTCAGGGTTCGGATGAACGTAGCATTCCTTTGGTTAAAGCTACTACTGATTCATTAGGTGCAACTGTTGCAACTGATGCTCTTCAGTTAGGTCTTAACAGGGGAATATTCTATATGTGGTTTCCTGAAAGGTATTTTGAGGCTACATCACATATTGTTGGAAATAAGCCTGAAGTATATCAGCTAAGGGTTCTTGAAGATCCTATACAGTTTGATAGTACCTGGAGGTATAAAGTCCAACTTTTCACAGGTGATGATACACTTTGGGTACCTGCTGCTGAATTGGCCAGGAATACAATGTGGTCAGAACTGTTCGGTATGGTTGAACAGGAACTCTCTAAGAGAGGTAGTGGAGTACATCATACTGCACCTTATCAGATGGAGAATGTTTTATCAATGATTCGTAAGAATTATAATGTTCCTGGTAATATGATTTCCAAAGGCAAGAATAAACCACTTGCATTTGCATTCATTGATCAGAATGGTAAAACACAGACCCGCTGGATTGACAAGTTAGGCTGGGACTTCTATGTACAATTTAAAAGGGATAAAGCTCGTTTGATTGGATATGGAAAATCTAATAAATTAGTTGATGGATCGTTTGGTCACTCAGGAGAATCTGGGAATGTTATTCGTTCAGGCTATGGTCTGTATGAACAAATGGAATATGGTAACATATTGTCATATAATACATTCTCTTTGGACATCCTGACAGATTTTGCCATGGATATGTCTTATGGTAAGATTCCTGAGGATAAACGTGAATTTGTAGTAAATACAGGTGAATATGGTGCCTATCAGTTCCATAAAGACGCTGTCAATAAAGCTAATGCTATTACTTATCTGAATACTAATGTCAACATTAAGACAGAAGGAGGTAAGTTAACCTTAGACGAGGGACAGTTCCTCAACTATGTGGCTGTTAATGGTATTAAATTTAAACTGACTATTGACCCTATGAAAGATGGCTATCCTAATACGTTACGTCATCCTGATGGTGGTCTTGCCAGTTCGTATATCTATGAGATTTATGATGTTGGAACTACTGGTGGAAATGCCAATATTTCCAAAGTAAGCGTTAAAGATGAGGAAGAATTTTTTGGTTATGTCCCTGGACTTAGGGATCCATTCTCCCCATATAACAACAGGCCAGAACCCAGGCTGATGGCTACTTCGGTAGACGGTTATTCTGTTTTTAAAGGATTCATCGGAGGTGTTAAAATCACCAATCCTAAGAAAACCGCACGTCTTATTCCGGCAATTCTTCGATAATTAAATTCATGGTAGTAGGGGTACTATATCAGTACCCCTTAACTACTAAAAATCAATAGCAAAGTAAATTTTAATTACAGTATTATGGCAATTAGTAAAGATGAAGCAGTAAGAAAGGGGTATTTGCAGAACAAGAAAGTTTTTTTAAAACCAATAGTTAGAGGTGGAAAGATGATTACGGCACCAGAACATGTTGCGTATTTTCAATATGAAGGTGCTTCTAACTGGTTTCAATTACCTAAAAATGAATTGGGTGCATTAGTTAATCCATTCATTAATGAGGAAGAGAAAGAATTCTTTGAGAAGACATTAGATGTAGATCTTAATGTTAACAAGAAGAAAGATAATTTTTGGCATACCTTCTTTGTGAAGGTTATAAAGGATTACAACCTTATGCATGAAGGATATGTGTTCGATCTATCTGATCCTTTGGATAATCTTCGCTACAGAGTAACGAAGCTTCAACCTATGACAGCCCCATCGTGGGATGAAAAACATAGCAGAGGTGAATATCGTTTTGCTTTGGTAGATGAGGGATATGCTGAAGAAGTTGAACATACTTCTACGAATAAGACTATTGAGGCTTATACTTATCTTGGTAGTATACAGAACTCTGTAAGAGAGATGAAAAATTTTCTAGGAGTTTACTACATGGAGAAAAAAGAGATGAAGTTTGTTCCTGAAGATGCTGATAAAGATTGGCTTAGAAAAGAAGTTAAAAAAGTCATAGATAATGAAATAGATTTGGCATTACAGATAATATCTGATAAAAATGCCAAGATCAAAAACTTTATTCTTGATGCTCTTCGTGCAGGGGCTATTAATAAGTCAGCAAGAAATAAATATGATATTCCTGGAGAAGGAACTTCATATACATATGATGAACTGGTTAGTTATTTGAATGAGGCTGAAAAGATTAAAGCTGATATTTACTTAAAACTTTCAGCTCAAATTAAGGTTTCTAAATAATGACGTTTAATGATATGATGAAGGAAGCGGAACTGCTGTATGAGTCTCTCAACAGCAGTAATGCTCCCGGATTTTTAGAGGAAGAATGGGGACAGCTCTTTACTATTGCCCAGAGAAAAGTAGTTATTAATATCCTAAAAGAGGGGGTTAATAAGAATGCTTTTAATCAGCTGGCAATTAGTCCTCTGATTCAGGAACAGATATATTATGATACTGATTTTGAAGGGGATACTCACTTCAAGGAGACTAACAAACAGACGGTATCACTGAGGCTGAAGTCCACTGTACAGTTTGAGACTAAGTTCTTCTGGATCCTGGATGAATTTGTCATTCTAATGGATACTTCAACGGTCCCAGCAACAAATCATTTTCAGGTACCTGTGAAGAGAATAACTTATGATTTTTACAGGATCAACCTTGATAATCCGTTCAGGACACCTACAGAGGATGATGGTTATTGGTTACTTCAACATAATAATGGAGTTACCATTATAGGTAATAGAGGTCTTGATGGACAGCCTACGGTAACAAGTTATCATATCATAGGAGTATACCACCCAGATAACTACCCGATAGTCTCGGGGGTTACATATCCTCCTCCTCCTGTGGGATTCACTGGTACTCAGGCAAGCGTGTTGAATCCCAGTGTACACCCGAAGATTGTGGAGGAAGCTGTTACTTTGGCAAGGATGTCAGTTACTGATGCTCAGGGATATCAACTGGCAGTAGCAGAATTTAATAAATAATTTAATAAATAAAATATTATGTCTATTCATCGTAAATATCAAGATAGTAAGAATGAACAAAAATGGGCTACTCTTCTGGCTATGTTACCTTCTGAGCTTGTAGCGTCTATGTATGGAGGTAGAACTGATACTACAGTTGGGACTGCTGGTGCAGGTGTAGAGGAGTCTACTAATACTGCAGATCGTGGTACTTATGTGACTTTACTTGTTTTTTCAAATCTTGTTCTTGGAACTCCAACTGCTGGAGGTAATACGGCACATGGAGCATTAATTTACACCTTTCCTACTGGTGCGCATGTTCATCTGGCAACCTGGTTTAGTGTAGGATTAACAATAGGTACAGTTACTACTGATACTCCAGACGTAGGAATTGGAAGTGCTGTTGGTACTGGTGCACAGGATTTACTAAGTGGAGTGGGGGCAACGGCTGAGGATTATATAACAGGTCAGACATGGGCAGTTGCATTAGATGGTGCAGTAACTGAAGTAGGCCCTCTTGGTGCTACTGCAGGTATTTTAACTGGTATTTCACTGAATAAGTTGGCTGATGCAAAGACAGTATATTTAAATGCTGCTGATGGATGGGCAGCTGGAGTAACTGGTAACTTAACAGCTTCTGGATTAGTTGTATTACTCTGGACTAAGATGATTTAATTTTTTAACTTAATTTAATATAATTTAACTATGGCACTTTTGGATCGTATCGTGAAGGCAAATTTTGTACCACCTGGCTACGGACCTAAATTTAAGGTTTATGACTATTGGTATAATATATTGGTGGATAAATTGAATGATGTAGGTACTCTTGGTAGGGTAGATAGTGATCAGCTGAGTGGACTACCTCTCTGTGGATTACCTTCTACTTTGCACATCTTCCTTGATGATTTTGACAAAGGAATTGCTGCTGCAGGCCTGGAAGCATGTTGGACAGTTACAGAAACTGATGCTGGAAATACAGAGGTTATTGTTGATGGTAACGGAGGAATAATTACCCTTACCAACGGTGCAGCAGATGATGATTCTGCATCTCAGATACAGAAGATTGGAGAGAATTTTCAGTTAGTAGCTGGTAAGGAACTTTGGTATGAGGCAAGAGTATATGTCTATAATGCTGCTGCCGATGTCACCAACCTGGATTTTTTCGTAGGTCTTGCAGAGACTGAGGACCTTACTGCTGTTGCAGATAATATGCCAGCTAATGGTGTAGGGTTCAGGAAGACCGATGCTGGTGTAGGAACTGTGTTCCTGACATCATCTGATAACGGGACTAATATTGTGAGTGCTGCGGCAATTACCACTATTGCATCAGGTACCTGGATAAGACTGGGATTTTACTTTAATGGTGGTGCTACTGGTGCTGCTACAATAACACCATACGTTAACGGTGTTGCTGGTAACCCCATTACTAGTGTTACTTATGCTACTATGACCGCTTTGTCACCAATATTTATGGTACGCAATGGTGACGCTGTCAGTACACAGATTTTGAGTGTGGATTATGTATATATAGTCCAGGAAAGATAATTTTTTTGTTTAACTTAATAACTTAATAAGATGTCTATTTTTGAAGATTCTAAAACCGATCTGCATGTAGTCAGGGCTGCTAATGCAACAGCTTTAAGAGCTGCTCTTACTGCTGGTACAATGGGTGGATTTTATGCGACTGGTACTAATGCAGTTCCTGTGGTTGCTGCTTTAACAGCATTGGCTGAGTATGAATACTGCAGTAGGGATACAAGAGGTGCCCTTAGAAAATCTCCAGCATTTACCCCGGAGATGATATTTAATGCAACCTATATGCTTACCACAGCTCGTACTGAACAGATTACATATCTTGGATGGAATGGTGTTGCTGGTGCTATGGATGCTGCTAATTCTACCTATTATGGTCTGAAGATTATCCTGGATCATACTTTTGGGATGTTGAATAACAGCCCTATGATAGTGACTGTTCCTTATAAGACAGATGCTACTGCTACTCAGAGGGAACTTGCTGCTGGTCTTGCTATCGCAGGAACTGCTACATTTAAACGTCAAGCTTTCAAACCGCTGAAAATCGAACGTGTTAATGCTGGTGCAACCCTTTTAGTTCATAATAACCTTGCATTTGTTAATGGAAGTAGCCGTTTCACATCAACTGATGATGATACTCTTACTCTTTTAACTGGGTCAGTCTTGCGTGTTTCCGAACCTGAAGGTGCTCTTGCTCTTACAGACCCATGTTATGTGATTACAGGTAATGATGGTGGAGCTGGTAATGCTCGTATTTACTATCTTGATCAGGAGTTTCAGGGTGCAACTAATGCTGACAATGATACCTGCGAAACTGTAACTGAGGGTGCATGGGGTTTAAAATTCACTGGAATAAGTGTTACTGATGCTAATTTCAATCCTGTAACTGATGAACCTTTTGTCTCATCTTTTACTTTAGAGACAGGTGATTTTACGACTGCTACTGTTACTTATACAACTGCTCCTTTTATTGGAAGAGGTACATATCAACAAGTATCTTACGAAGAAGCTCATATGCAGTTTCAGAACAAGACCCGTGAAGTTTCTGCATATCCTCCTACTGTCAGAGATTTAATGGCTGTAGCTGGTGAAGGTTATAATATATTTACGTTTGATGTAGTAAGAGCTAATTATCTTGATGCTACGACAGGACAAAGACCTCTCTCAAGACATAGGATCAGAATTGCAGTATTATCTACTGTAGCTGCTGAACTTGCAGAATATCTGACAGTTTTGAGTAATCCAGGTATAATGACTGGTAATCCAGCATAGTAATTTAAACTTAATGCCCCTATCCCTAAAGATTGGGGAATTGATGAAGGGGGGAGAAATCTCCCCTTTATTATTAATAATTATTAGATCATCTACTACTTTATATTAGTAAATTTACTATACTAGTATTAGGAAATCTCAAATTTAATTTTTATCTTTGTAAAAATTTGAATAATGAGCTATTCAGATCTTTTTTGCAGATGTATTAAAATAGTACTCAGGAATGAAGGTGGGTATATAAATCACCCAAATGATCCTGGCGGTGAGACTAATTATGGAATAGCTAAGAAGTTTTATCCAGATCTTGATATAAAGAATCTGACTAAGGCTCAGGCTACAGAAATATTCTACAAAGACTACTGGACTCCTATGAACCTTGAAGGAATTCATGATGAAGATCTTGTACTTCAGGTATTTGATTTTGGAGTAAATGCTGGTATAAAAACCTCTATAAAGGTTCTTCAAAGGATAGTTAAGGTTTCAGATGATGGAATAATTGGACCTATGACTCTGGAGGCAATTAATGAGTCAGAGCTTCCTGTATATGATATATTCAAAAAGCGAAGAAAGATATTCTATATGAATCTTGCAGCCAGAAAACCAGAGCTTGAAGTCTTTTTAAATGGTTGGCTTAGGCGTGTTGAAAAAACTAGATTTTATTAAAATAAAAATATATGGCAGTAATTCCCCTTACAATAGAGATAGTAGAGGCTGTAGAAGCCACTAGTTTTAACTTGTATGATCTTACAGTCTGGACTGCACCTTATGCATTTGATTCTACAAAGATCACATCTCTTACCCTTACCTTAGTATATGATAGTATTACCTATACATATCTTTCAGCTGATCTTAAAGCTGAGATGGGTATAGGTGTTACTTATGTAAATCTATGTGGAGCAGCAATAAATTCAGCTTTTGTTGTAACACCGGATCATTTCTATGATGGAGCAACTCAGTTAAATAGTACATATTTTCCTGATGGATATTATGAGATAACCTTATCAGTTGATCATACCTATGCAGGATACGATACTCCTGCAGTTGATACGAGTCATCAGGGATTTCTGGCTGAAAATTATATAATGGCTTCAAAGCTTCCTCTTACAATAGATATAAATAATTTTGACTATGAGGAGAATAGACTACAATTTCTTTGTATAGCCATGCTTCGTGCAGCTACCTGGGCTGCTGAATTAGGTCGTCAAACTGAGTTTGAAGAAATTACCACAAAAGTTAATGACTTCCTGGATGCCAGGAGTATTAATGAAATCTGGTCTGTTTAATATTACCTTGGATATGATCTGGACAGCAACTCTTAAATACGATTTATTAAATAACTGTAAGACATTGACAGTTATATTAGCAACTTCTATTGCCCGTAAATTGGATCTGGGTCAGCCTATAGACGGATATCTTGATGATTTATATTTTATGTGTAATGTTACATTTGCCTTGGAAGAAGCATCTGTAGTATTAGTAGATGCTGATTTTGATTATTTAAACTCTGTATATAATAAGATCCGTAATATACATAATAGGTATAAAGGTCTTATTATACCAGCTCATCATGATGCACATTAACTATGAGAAGGACTAGAAATATAGATTTTGACAATTCATCGTCAGTCTTATTGGGGTATGACCCTACTGTATTAAGTGGATCATCTTCAGGATTTGCTTTATTATCTCATACCCATGGTGCTATAAGTAATTTTTCAGGGATTAATATTACAATGGTTAGTACTGCCAGTAATGGATTGTCTTTATCAGTAGGAGATCCAAGTGCTGCATCTAATTCTGTATATGTAACAGGTCCTAATCTTACACTTTCGAGTCTGGGAATAAGTACAACCATTGGAGTAACAGGATTACAACCTGCAGGTGCTTATCTAACTACAGCTGCATTATCAGAGCATGCTCATGGTAATATTGCTAATGCATCAGGGAATATAGCAGGCACTATAACTGATACTGGGTGGTCATTAAGTATTCCAGATTTTCTATTAACTGCTGCAGAGTCTGATCATACTCATACTTATATGGGTACTGGGACTACAGTAGGGGCAACTGCAGGCACATTATTTAAAATGACTGCAAATTCTGATGGATTAAGTGTCAGAGTTCCTCCTTATCTTACTACAGCTGCCAGTGTATCTCATACACATGGAACCTTTGCAGGAACTAATATAACCAGGGTATACTCCTCTACAGATGGCTTAAGATTATCTGTTGCACCTAGTATTGGCACTAATACAAGTTCAAATACAGTTTCAGGTTCTACTTTCTATTTGGCAGGAAATAGTTCCGGATTAACAGTAAGCATTCCTAAGTTTATTACTACTCAGAAGTTTACTGAGTATGGAAGTAATTATGTCTTCTCTGGATTTTCAAGTTCTTCATCTCATACTGATGGTATTCCTTATGGATTGTCTCTAACTGCACAACCAGGTAACTTGTTAAGTTTGTCTGATGGAGGTGTGGAAAGTCTTACCAGTAGTGGTGCATCCGGATATATACTTATATCGTCAGGTACAGCTATGTTGGTTGGTAGTGATAATATTACATTAGTCCAGGATGGTAATAGAATAGCATTCATAGGAGCAGCCTCTGGTACTGATGCTGGTATAGCTTTCTCTATGAGTACCTCGAATACCTCTGGTGCTGCCTCACTTATAGCTGC